GGTCCTTAAACAGCTGATGCCCTGCGATAGTATGATTGACATCAGTAGCGGCGGTAGTACGAGGCTTATCCCCTTCATATTTCGCTTTAGTTACTATTTCCATCTTATTGTTGATGGAGGCGAAACAGATTATTGGTTTAGGAGTGCCAAGTCGCAAATAAAATCTGCCATAAAAATCAAACGATAAGCGTTTTTCGTGGATATAATCGCCCTTCAGTGTAGCTTGTTGGTTAATAGGCCAACCAGAAGAAGTATCCATAGCCATATCAGGGAATACGTCATCGAGGCGCAGGATTTCTGAGCCACCGATAACGGGGTGAAAATGTCGATAGAGGCAGTCGTATTGGAATACGATGAGCGCTGTATCGAGGTTTATGTTTACGCGGTCATATTTGTCACACGAGTTGTATGCACCACTCAGCGTGTCGGCAGCAACGAAGTACTCATCAGTCCAAGAAGGAACAGCACCGAAATGCTGGACAAGATAGTCCTTGAAGTACTTTGAATCGACCGATTCCTTGCAGTCACGGTGGGGACGCTTCACAGTTCCAACATGAATCAAATGTTTAAATTCACGTAGAGGCTGTCGAGTGTTAACGAGAAGCTTAACCCCAATTTCCGGTGGGTAATCTGCTAGAATCGATCGTAGTGCTACTGGCTTGACGTTGAAGCCGATAAGCTCGCCGGTCTCACTACGGACGGCGACGAGCTCTGCGAGTTTTTTGGAATAGACTCAACTACGGCTGAGAGGGATGCGGGGATATGAACCGCACTGTTGTCGGGCGTAGCTTCATGTTTCTGCTCATCAGAACTGTGCTGGTTTTTGAGCTTCTCATAATACTTTTGAGCCCTATCAATCTCGCGCTGCTTGATGCGGCAAGGATTGAATCTACAGTCAAACTTGAGCTCATGGTTAAACTTACACTTATCACCACGTTTGCACAATCCATGTGAATGCGCGTGACATGGCTTATCTTTATCAGTCTTAGCCGAACTCTGTGACACTGTAGCACTTGGTTTGCACTCAGCCCAGTGAGTACAATGGTGACCACCACATGAAGTGTTACAGCACGACTGGTAGTCAGATTCCAGCTTCAGTGGACAATCAATTGCATGTGCGCAGCCTTTTATCGAATCTGGCTTAGCGGGCCTCGAGCTAGGGTTAAAGTGGTGACCATACGTACCTCTGATCTCACCTCGGGAAGGGAGAGCAACTTGGTCAGTGTCTTGCTCACGAACCCAATTAGAAAAGATAAGTTCGCGAATATCAGGATTCTGCTCATCATCCAAATATTTCATAATCTCATTACGAGACATCGATCCTAAGTATTCTTCATGATCATTACCATTCTCGTCTTGCGTGATAATCTTATAATCGTCGGCAGCGAGATAATCCTCCTCAATGAAATAACGTTGATCATCACGATCAATGTGATAAACGTCTTTAAGCATCTCATCAGGAAATTGCTCTTGAATATAGCTAGCAAAGTCTGCTTGATTAAGTAGATCATTGCTCCACTCTTCGAGCTGCTGACCATTCATGCCTTTAATCTCTTCCATATAACGCTTCAGTTTCTTTTCGTCGTCTGAGTAAAGGGCCTCAAGTAATTTGACGATTGCGCGTTTTGAGCGTTTACCACGGAGAGCTGGAGTGGCGCGTTTTGATCGCCAACGAAAAGCGTGCTTCTTAGCACCTTTATCTTTCTTGTGTCGCGGCATATCAGGCTCAGCAACTTGTTCAATAGAGACTAATGCTTTCTTCTTGAGCGGCGGCATGGGCATAGCGAATTCAACCAAGACGGCATCAGTTACAGGATAAAACAGATTGAACTCACCCGGGAGTGAGGCACCCCATAAACCAAGAATATTGCCTTCATGATCGAATAAAGCTGCACCACAACAACCCTGAAAACTAGTTCCGGACCATTGCCACATATCAGAAATACCAAGACCTTCGACATTCATGATCTGTGCTTCACCAGTTCGACCAGCTGAGACCCAAATACGTTTGCCCGTGGAATCGTGGAAAAATAGATATGCGTCGACGTCAACTGGCGGAATCTTGCCTTTAGGATTGAGAAGACAGACGACTTGCCCAGGTTTGCGATAGATTCTCCAGTCACTACGAAAAGCACTAGTAGTGACGGTGTCTGGACCATTCCAAGGCATAATTGAAGGAATTGAGATTTCTTTATCACCGACTAATATATACTTATCACCAGGATCAGCAGTCTCGAAATCTAGAACATGCTGAGGAACATAAAGTTTATCAGAAATAATAGTAACTTCTCCCACCTTGTGATTAAGCTTACGACTCATGACAGGCAATATGTTGTCAGGAACTCGAATAGGTACACTACCTGACTTAAATACGTCAGGAACACAAGCCTGCTCAACTTTATATTGAGTCGTGATTTCGCCGAATATATCAAGGGTAACAAGAAAGGTCGTTTTGTCGGCGGGGACTAAACAACGACCATTGTCACTGGTAGCGTAAACTTGCTTGTGTCTACTAAGCCATGCGCCTTTCATTTGCTCAGCTCGTAAGTCTACCCAGTCCGCTGCTACACGAATAACTGCTTTAGCTACAGGCTTTGATTTACGATAAGCAAATCGAAAACCAGTTACAATAGCGGCAACAGCGATGACTTTAAGAATAATACTCAGAGGCGAGATATGAAACGAAACGAGGCGAGCCCAAGCGTGACAAGTGACATGCCACCAATAGCCAGTGATGTGCTTGATAGCTTTCTTGTCAGCTGCAATACCTTGTCGAACATTGGATGAGATGCGGTCTTTAACATCACCAGCAACCAGCATAGAGGCGCCAGCAACTTTACGCGCTTTAGTTTCAATAGGTTTAAAAGTATTACGAATAGACGAAAGGAAGCCTCCTTGATTAGGCGCGAAAATAGCTGTTTTTGGCATATAGAAAGTCTCTTTGTTCTTGAGAGAAAGCCTTTGATGTTGGGGATGATTCTTGACATAAGCGCGAAAACGAGACGGAAACATAAACCAAAACAAGTATAAGTGCAGAGGCACAATATAATTGTCCATAGAGGTTATAACGTCATCGTAATGGTCGCCAGCATCAGCTCCGAGGGGTCCAGGAAGATCTTGATCGGCTTCTTCAGGAGGCAGATCATCCTCATCATCACTAGTATCTGGATGTTTGAACTCCTCCCCGCCGAGAACGTCATCAGCGGCAGAAGGTTCACGAGGCGGAGGAGTACCACCATTAGGTTTAGCTACGGCGACTGCCTGAGTAGCGTAGGGTGGCATGCCAACCTCTTCGTCTATATGCGTCATTTCAAATAACTTGTCAGCGACCGTGTCAGTATCGCGTATTTCTTGAGCAAGAGTACTAAAAATCGTTTGTGTGAACTCCTTATCAAATAGTTCACAAATGCGCTTAACGATTTGCGTCATAAAACGATAAAACTTCTTGCGCTTCTCAAGTGCTTGCTTCTTAGCCACTGAGTTAGAAGGTCCCTCGGGAAGGGCCAAAACACCAGGGTTCATAAAAAAAACGAAGCAACCGACACTCGCAAGAACGCCGACCTTCATAGTCTTAACGTTCTGAAGTGCTGTAGCAGCTTGAGGACACTTTTTGATGATAGATTGTATCCACTTGGCGAAACAACATTGAAATATAAGCCAAAGCAAATACAATAAACAGAGATAGAAACCAAAACTATACAAAAAACCTAATACAGTAAAAGTGATAACGGCATGGTCTTG